ATTGGCATCAGAAGCACATACAATAGAAAGTTCATAAGGTGTTCCAGTTAGTGCATCTCTTTCTAACTGAAACTTAAATAATGCCTCTTTAAGAATATCTACTGGTGTTGAACCTTGATTGGATCCATATACATATCCAGATGCTAGTATTCTTCCGCCAGTATAAGTTCCCCCACCAATCTTATATTCAACAGCACTATCAAGACCAGCATCAGTCCAAGTTCCACCACTAGATGTTCCACTTGCTCTTACTTGCCAGTTATAAGTTGCATTATTTGTAATACCAAGAATAGAAAGTGCAGTCATAATTACAATTGCATCTAATCTATTTGGTGTTGCTTTAAGACGAATTGATGCAACTGTATAATAAGTTCCTGCTGTTGTTAAATCAACTGGTGTTTGAACTGGTGTTCCTACTGCTTGCTGCAATCCACGAAGTTCATAACCACCTTCTGAAATTACAGTGGAACAAACTTGTTTTAATGTGCTCGCACTGGTTGTAATTCCAGTATTTGCAATCTCATATCTCAAAGGTAATGATGCTGTTGTGATATAAGTTGTATTGATAAGATTTGCGTGATGGAATGAATGGCAGTGAATAAACTTACCATCAACTACAAATCCCAGTCTTACAGTTCCAAGTCCCAACCATTCAATATCCATCCACATAATCTGTGCTTTACTGATGTCTAATGTGACACCAGATGGATTGAGATGCCCTGGTCCAAGCATCGTATCAACATTCCAGTTTGCTTGTGCTACTCTTGTTTCTGTTGTAATTCCCGGGACAAGAGTTCTTTCTACAAAATATAAATTACTTCCATCAAGTTCCAGATACATTCCATTATCTGCACCAAAGTATCCTACTCTTTGGCAAAGATTTTGTTTTGCTGGATTCATTGCAAAAGTATTCAATACCAGTAATGATTTTCCTGGTTGATAAGAGAATACTTTTGTAGTCTCTCTAATTATTGATGCAGTGCTTCCTACACCAACAGTTAAATTTACCAAACCTTGTGCAGTTGAAAATCCAACTGTGGAACCAGCACCAATAACTAAACTACTCCAAAGGTTATTATCTCTATATCTGTGAGATGAGTCGAAGAGAGTGAGTGGAGTAGACATCCTCTGCCTACCAAATGCATCGGTTGCTATTGGTGGTAATTCAATATCAATTGATCCAGTAACTGGAAATGGATTTGTAGTGCTGACTGGCGAATTATTAAGATTAATTGATACTTGCCCAGTAGTTCCAATACCTACTGTTCCTTGAACTGTGACTGTTGAACCAATAGAAGTTACATAAAAACTTGTATTAGAAATTGAAACAGTATTCAGTAGTGAAGAAATACCAACCGGAAGATATGTGAGATTTAAATTATCAGTCCCAATACCAACAGGCATATAAGGAACAGTTAAAATATCAGTTGTTCCAACTTCTGTGATGTGAGTATGGACTGGATTTGCTTCGGAACTTGCAACACTTATAGTCGCTGGAATTGTTATATCACCAACAATTGTGATAGTGGAAGATCCTAACGATACTGGAAATGGATTCTCAAAGGAAACTTGATTACCGTCTTTGGTTGCAACATTAAAAACTTCAAATAGAGATCTTTCTTGATTTAAATAATCTTGATCAATTTTATTCCAAATAGCCATTATTAATCAATCCATTCTAACTTTGACGGATGGTATCTTTGTGTGTTTTTGATATTTAAATTCTTCTCTACGACTGGATAAATTTGATGAACAATTGCTCCTGGATAATCGGATTGCAGCTGTTCACCAAGTTCTCTTGAAGAAGGAATTCCAGATTTAGATACTAATTCTAAGCGATATAAACTTCCATTCCACATTACATCAGCGACATATTCTTCACCGACTTGTTGTGGTTGTTCTGGTTGTGAGTTGATATATAGATTTCCCGTGAAATCGCCAGCAATATTAACCGATTCTGAGATAAATTGCTTGAAGGATTTCATATCACTCTTCTTCTTCTGATTGTCCAAAAATATTAGATGCAACAATAGGTCTGAAAGAATCAACTCTCTCCGATGCTTTTGCAAAAAGAAGATCTTTAATCTTATCACTGATTTGTGAAGGGGACTCATCAGTCGCAATCATATCCATAAGTTCGTCCATAAAAATAAAAAAAGTTAATTTGTATTTATTTATATCTCACCACCCTTGGGAACTTCCACTGTCTTTGCTTGTGCTTCAACATCTGGTTCCATTACAGGTTGTCCTAAATCCATTTCCGATGTTCCTGGATCCATTGGAGCACCAGTTGCAGGATCAACAGGAGCATTAGGATCTGGAATAATACCTTCTTCAATTTCTTTATTGATAAGCATATCCTGCTCAACAATCTCTTGATCAGTTTGGCGAAGGATCTTACGTCTTACATAATCTTGAGAATAATATTTGCCAACATAAGGTTCTGCAGTGGCAACTAAATTCAATCTCTCAGTCATAAGTTCTGCTTCTTTTAACTCTGAGAAATGATTATCATACAGGAAGTCATATTGAATATGCTCTTCCATCTTTTCCCAATCGTCGGGAGTGATAATGTTTTTGAGAATTAATTGAGTCTTCAGAATATCATTGAACATATTCGAGAATCTCATTCTCAAGCGCCCAACAAACTTGGTGAATTTAAGTTCATCGCGGAGAATTTCCGATGAACGACCAAGATTAAAACCACCCTCCCCATCCATTCTGGTTGGGGGAACATTCAGAGAACGATATAGTTTCTTCTTGAAGTATTCAATATCTGTAATCTCCCCAAGATTTTGACCGCCAGGAAGAGTCGTAATCTCAGTTCCTCTACCACCTTCGCGGCGAGGTAACCAGAAATCCTCAAGCATACTCATATACTTTTTATCGTCGCGGATTTCTCCAGTTCCTGCATCATATACAAGTTTGTTACGATAACGCATCATAACATCACGGAGATATTGCTCCGCCTTTACCTTTGGAAGATTGCCGACATCAATATAGAAAATTCTACGTTCTGGTGCTCTTGAAAGTCTGTAGATTACAAGAGAGTCTTCAATCATTCTTAGTTGATTGAGAGACTTGATTGCTTTATTTAAGTAAGAAAGGCAAATTCCCTTATTCCTATCAACTAATCCAGAAGTGCAGTAAGTGATGGAGTCCCTTGACATTTTAATTCCACCACTACCTTGGGGAGTTGCTCCTTGACCAAGGGCTGCTACTGGATAACTTGCTTTTGGACTATAAACAAAATACTCTTCAATCACGGGGAACTGATAATCCATTGGATTTTCAATCCCATTTGCTGAAGTAACAGATCTTGGGCTAATTGAACCTTTTCTTCTACTCTTTGTTTCTTGCCTTACATACCTCATTTTAAGGGCATCAATATATCTCAGTTCTTGAATGCCTTCTTGAGGATTTTTTAAATCGATAACTTTGTGATAATAAAGACGTCCGTCAACATACCAATTTCTATAAATTTCGTGACACTTTTTATTAAAATCTAAAAGTTCTAAGATATATTTAAATTCTTCTCTTATCTTTCTCTTGATGCCATCACTTGCATTCAAATTTGATAATTCAATTTCAATCGGAGAGTCGTTAGAATCCGATACAATTGCCTCATTGACAATATCTTCAATGGCACTATCCACTTCTGGATGAAGTGCCATTTCACGATATCTTTTAATTAGATCAAATTCGGTTCTATAAACACCTTCTATATCAATAACAGAACCGAAAAACCCAGATGTTAGATAATGATCAACCCCGTCCTCATTGTTAGGAGGAACGGGGGAAAGTGTAGTTGGTGATAATGGTTCGTTATCTTCAATTGAAAAACCAAAAAGTTTTGCCATTATTAAAAGTTAAACTGTGTTATATTCTATTTATTAACTTATTGCTGCTCTAGCTTGATCAGCAGATCCTCCTTGTCCACCAACAGTCCAGTATTGAACTTGGAATTCAACGGTGTATTCTTCAATAGTATCTGAAGTATCGTATGAAAGATCAATTGCAGATACGTTAGTTGGGAAAATATACCAGAACTCATAAGTTCTTAGTGGGGTCAGGGAACCACCAGCAGCAGTTCCATATTCTGGACCTGCAAACTCCTTGGTTCTACCTCTTCCGAGTTGATAGACATTAGCATTAACCATATATGCTGATGGGTCAGTAGCACCTGTATTATTATCAAGTTTGCTCATCAGGTTCATCCACTTTTCAAAAGCAGTTCTTAATACGAAATCTTCATCGTTGATGATAGTTACTGTCCAAGTATCAAATGTTCTGTCTCCAGCAACCTTAAGAATTCTTCCTCTAAAAGGAATTTCAATAGGAGCCATATTGGATGCTGGCAGAGCAGCTGCTTTACACATAAAATTAAATTCAATGTCATCCCAACCACCTACTGGGAAGCTGGGAATACTTACTTCAAATAGATTGGGTCTTGCACCACCACCCTTAAGGGCGGATTTAAATCCTGTGATGGTTCTTAAATTAGCCATTGTTGAGTCCTCCTTCTGTAATTAATTTATAATGAATCAAACTCTTCCAGCAACTTCTTCAAAACTTACTCCTGTTCGAGTAGCAATAAATGTAAGAGTTACGTAGTTAATTGATTTGGTTGGCTTCAGATAAATATCTGCTCTAAACTCATTATTATCAATTACTTCTGGAGTGTTGTTGGAGGCATCACAAACTACGAGGAAGTCATAAACACCTCTCTTTGCTTGAATATCACGGAGATATGGTTCAACGATATTTACAAAGTTTGCTCTTGTAAGTTCATCGTTGAGTTCAAAGAGTTGTGCCTGAGCAGTCTTCTCAAGTGCTTGCTCAACAGTGAGGAACAGGCGGCGAACGTTGATACGATCAAACGCTGATGCATAACCGAGAGCAGTCTTATCTCCAAAGAGAAGAACGCCAATTCCAGGTTGATTTACAATAGCATTTACTCTCAGAGGATAGAGTTGATCTCTCTGTGCCTTATTTGGATTATATGCAAGTTTGATTGCATTGTTCAGAATTCCTCTTTGCTGTCCTGCAGGTGAGAACCAAGGATAAGCAACGATAGATGTTCTAACCATCAATCCAGCAACGTCTGGGTTGCAAGGAATGTAGCGGAACTTATTATTGAATCTATCATAAGTATACTTATAACCACTATCAAATACTGCATATGAAGAAGATGGAAGAGATCCATTTACACCACTGAAGAATTCAATAATGTTATCAGTTTGAGTGTCTGGATTTGTAATATCTACAACTCCGGAACGATGTGGAGAAATAACTGCGATACAATCTTTTCTTTGATTTGCAACTGAAATTAGGTATGAAGCTTTTGCTTGTGCTTCATAGATATCATTTCCACCACTTGGTCCTTGAATGAGATAATCTACCTGAATTTCATCTCTATTAGAGAACAATGCATATCCATTGATTACATCACCAACTTCAACAGACATAGATCCGTCAGCACCATAATCATTACCACCACCCAAGGTATAGAGTTTGCTGCCAAGTGCAGTAAATGTTCTACCTTGTGCTGGAGCATTCCACTGCTCATCTGTTAGGTCCAGAGCAGTATCTGTTCCAGTTTCAAAACCTGTTGCAACAACTAGACTCTCGTTACCGGATGGATTATCTCCACCGTAAAGATACTTAGAATATTGTGCAAGATATGCCTTCCACCAAATCTTTTGAGGGGAGTTGGTTGAACTAATAGCATCAGATGCTTTAGAAAGACCAACGTGCTTCTCAAGAAGATTTCCTTTAATTCCAGTAACGGTTCCTAGATCATCAAATACTGCAATGTTAATTGCATCATTTTTTCCATTACTCTGAAGAGCATATTGAGTTGTAACTGGTTTTGGAGCGATAGAATTCCAATATACTCTTCCGCCATTTACCAGTTGAATATACTGTTCATTATACCAATCATTTGCAGTAGATACTGTTGTTGTGATACCCGCAACTGTAATAGTGTCTGCTGCTTTAAATGAAGCAAGTCTACTCTTTTGACCGTATTCGATTGATGTCTCTGAATATCCAACTACAGAAGTTCTTTCAACAGTAGCAGATGCTCCTGAAGTAATTGTTGATCCTATTCCAGTACCTAAGGTAATAGCAGTTGATGCTACACCAACAATATTAATTCTATTATTGGAACCTGAGGTGAATAAATCTCCGGTTTGAACTCCGGTAGTTGAGCTTAGGTATATGGTAGTGGCACCAGCACCAGCAGTTGATGATGCAGTAGGTGAAAGAATGGTATTGTATTGGGTTGTTCCTGGATCAACCAAATGGGTAATCTTAACATCCAAGTATGATGCAGCGGCGTCAGTTCTAACTCCGGTGATAATTCCTTTTACTTCTCCAGTGAAAACTGAAGTGGAACCTGCGGAAACTTTGATGTTAGATACTGAAACTGAAATAGCATCTCCAATTGCCGATGAAGTGACTCCTGGATCGTTGATCTTAAGGATCTGATCTGCTTTATCATCGATAAAAGCAACAACTAATCCGTTTGCCCAAGTTCCTGGATTTTTAGCAGCAAAAATATACTCAGGATCATCATCCGAAACATTTAACTCATAGTCGTCAAAGTTTTTGATCAGTAAATCTGCAGTAGAACCAGTTCCAACAGTAAGTGCATTAGCATTTGCTAATTCAGCATTATTTACTCTTACAACTTTAAGGACACCGCCGTATGAGAGGTAAGATGATGCACTCATCCAATACTCATATTGAGCATCTGTATTGAGTGGCTTACCGAATACATTAATAAGATCGTTTTCGGTAAAGATGTCAATTGGTTCTTCTACAGGACCAATTGGGAAGGGACCAGCAATCGCACCAATATTATCTAAAACATTATCAGCTCTTCCTACCGTTAAATCAACCTCCCTAATCAGAACGCCGGGAGATAATTGAGGAGTCGCCATTTAAATTCTCCTAATCTCGTAACTAAAAAATATTTATTAAAATGAAACTTTCCAATGGGGAAACAGGACGTGAATTACCAGTTTGGATATTCCCAATCAATATGATGATCTATCTCTTTTCTTTTTCCCATAACTCTTCTGATTGTGCATTCCTTACACTCATAAGAGTATGATGATGGAACAGACCCTCTATTCTTTCTTGTTCGATAATAACCATCTATTAAATTTTTTGTTTTTCCACAAGATCTGCACCTTCTATCATTGAGTAGTAGATGTCCTAAGCGTATCTGAACATCAATATCATCATCTATATCCATTATTGATAATCCCACATATATGACATATCCCCGTATTCATCCGTGTGCCACCTATCACCATTACTATCAACAAAAGAAGACTCATCATTAATACCATCAACAATAAAACCAAAGGGTGACATATCCTGTTCTATTTGATTTTTTTGATCATCATATAATCTTTTTCTAATGTCTTGATCAGTCAGTTCTTTAAAATAATCCTGACAAACTAACCAGGAATAAATGACCAAGCACATTGCTAAGTCATCATTACAGCCTTCTTCTGCTTCAAAAGAATTAGACTTTTGAATGAAGGTTGTCAATTCACTTATTATTTCATAGTCGTTGAATATTAACTTATCCCCCTCAATAAGAGTCTTGAGGTTCATACATCCGACCTTTTTGACTCCCTTGGACATCTTTACACCAAGTTGAGTTTTCTTTCCTGAAAATCCTTGTCCAACAACTTGACCTGCTCTACCTCTCATAGAACACATCAATACATTTTGATACTCTAGATCATAATTGAGAATAGAGGCTACTTGATCTCCAATGTCGTTGACTTCACACAACACAAAGGCATTGTTGTAATTCTTTGCGACTTCGTGTATGATACTAGGAAACAACATCGGTTTAATTTCATTGTTCCTATATTTTGCAACTACTTGGTGTGGATAGCTTGTGATATCAACCACCACAAATGCTGAATAGTCAATTCCAACTCCCCTAGCAACGTCCACCGTCATCACATAATCGTGATCTTCTTGAACATCTTGATAAACATCTAATCCAGCATTCTTTCTCTTTGGACTATCATATGCCAAAGAACGCAACTTACTCGGAGCAATTAAAGTATCAACAGAACCTAAAAATTCGCATTCAAACTCAACTCGGAATTGCTGTTCCGAAGTGTTGGCAATCGTCTGTTCTTTCCATTTTTGATCTCTTCCTGGAACCTCACTCCAATGAACATCGGTTGGAATATATTCATTCTTACCCCTTTCAGCATCGTGCCAAAGTTTATAAAAATGGTTCATACCGTGTGGGGTAGAAACAATAATAACTTTGGTTGATTTACCGGAAGAAATTGTAGGATATACAGAACTAAAGAATTGATCTGCAATATGATTTGGAATGAACGCAAATTCGTCCAAGAAGATGATATTATAAGAACCACCACGAACTGCTGAGGCGCTCGTAGATGCCGCAATAATCTTAGAACCATTCTCTAGTTCTAATGACCCTTTATTCCATATCAGAACGCCTTGCTGCAACCACTTAGGAAGGTTCTCGTATGCAGTTTGAAGTCGATCTAACAGATCCTTTGCGGTTGATGCCTTGTTTGCAAGAATTGCGATATTTACGTTGTCATTAAAGATCGCATAATGTAGAAGATATGATACAACAATCGTAGACTTACCTGACTGACGGGGAAGCTTACATATATTAAAACGATTATTATGAAATCGTTTAACCATCTTCTCCTGAAACGGATACATTTTAATTGGTTGTAATCCGTGGTCAAGAGTAACAATCTGAATATATTTTTTAGTAAAGTATAGGGGATCTTCCTGACACTTTGCAAATTCTAAAACTTGATCTTCAGTAAATTCAACAACGGTATTCGCTTTCTTAAGAAGTGGATTACCAAGATAATGATCAGCTGGCATAACTTATATTCTCAGCAATATTTTTGCACATTTTTATAAAATCTTTTTGGTTATATTTATTTTTGCACATATTTACCATACTATGCACCCATTGAATATTATTAAACGTATAACCTTTTCTATTATCTATTCTATCTAAACTTGCAGTGCAATTTGAAAAATTTATATCAATATCCCATCCAGTTAGCGCACATTTTCCAGTATAGGTATCAAACATTTCTTCCAATGTAAGTTCCCATTCAATTCCTCTTAATTTTGAAGATTTTAAAAATTTATTGAATAGTCTTGTTTTATCTCCAACAGGTTTATTATTTGAAAATGCTTTTGACTTAGATACGCAAACTCTACATTGTTTATCTCCAAGATAACTTTGTTTTGCGTGGTCTTTTCTTTTATATGCTTGTTCTATTCCACATCCAGAGCAAATTTTACACCATTTATTTTGAGAGTTTTTATATATTGGAATAGAAGTTTTTACGTTTCTATAATCTTTTTTACAATTTCTACAAGTGCCTCTACTCAACATTCTTACTGCATTAGTTTTATTTAAAAATGCTACTTGTTTTTGACAATTTATACACTCAGCAACCCATTTATTTTCAATGATAATTATTCTTTTATCTATTAACTCTTTCATTATTTAATATTGGCAGTAATACTTTATTTATATTACCATTTTACTTTTGCTACCACTTCACCTTATTAGCCCAATATCCAGCAGACATTTTTCCTTTCGCAATATTCTTGGCGTGTCTGGTTTGGAACCTATGACGACGACTTGCATATGCTTCGGACTCTCCTTTTTTCTTAGGGGAACCTTTGACGCCCAGTTGCCCAAAGCGAATGAGTTTTTCTTTTCCACCATCACACGCTTTTACAACGTGTGATTTTCCAGTTTCTCCTGAACCGTGTGCTTCTGCCTTGGGTTTATTGCAAGGCATCTCAGACTTTTTTCCCTCTGATATTTCAACCTCTTCTCCAATAGTTTTATTATTCAGAAGATAATTTTTTGATCTACTATTCTGAACTTGAAGAATTGGTTGGTCTCCTCTTACACTTGTGACGTTAAATTGGAGAACTCTTGAACCTGGATATACTTTTTGAATTTCATCTTCCACATCCTTTCTTGAAGGCATTTTCACTTGTGGGAAGAACATCGTTAATGAATAGGTCTTTCCTTTCCAAGAAAGGATAACAGCAATTAAATTACCAGTCTGTGCCTGAAGACGAGTAGTTGCTTCTGCAATTGATTTGATAGGTTCTGGTTTAATTATATCAATAAACTCAACATAATCATTTCCATCAGCATCTTGAATAGTTACTGACTCTTTAGGAACACAATTGGGAACTTCCTTTCCACCTTTTTTCTTTGTTCCAACCATTTCATATCCTTTCCAGCAAGGATCCTTACCTTTCATTTTCTTCTTCTCTTCACCAATAATCTTAGCTACAAGAGGAGACTTGGACTCTTCCATTTCTCCACCTGCAACATAATCTGCAGCAGTATCAATATAATCTGCTGCCTTAGTGATCTTGGATTGAACCCACGCTTCTAGATTACCCTCACCCTTTCCAACTTTCATCATCAACTTCTGAACAGCATCATCAATGGTCTTCAGTTCAGAACGTGCCATTGAATACTCTTCGTCTTTCACTGAGACTTTATCCCAAGCCTGCTCACCATAACCACACTCAGATCTCTTTTCTCTTTTATCACAGAGAGGGCAGAACCTTGACTCTTCGTGTGCTTCTTTGAGTTTCTTTGCTGATTTTTCCATTTTAGAAAGTCTGGTATAATAGTCGGGAAATTCACCTAAATGCTGAAGGGCAATATCTTTTGCTAGATCTTTATCTTTTGTATGTTCGTGCTCAATAGGAACACCAATCTTGAGTTGCTTTTCAATATCAGATACACTAACTTTATGCTTCTTGGCAATTTGTTCAACTGTTTTATGAGATTTAATCTTTGCCATATAATAGTTAGTAGTCGTTAAAGTTATTTATTATTTAACGACCTCAAGTATCAAAGAAGAACATCTGCCACATTCTTGCATTCTCCATCACTGTCCCAAAGTATTCTGATGCAGAATGAATGCAGCTTGCATCAAAAATCACAAGACGATTATAAACATTTCCAAGAACATCGACTGGTTCGAATGGAGTTCCGTCAAGGTGACAATCTCCAGGAACATCTACCCAGGCAGCATCCCATCCTTGATCGTAATAAGTTCTTGCTCTAGTTTTTTTATGTGCATATAAAGTAGTTCCACATTGATATGGTGCTTCTGGAGTTAGATATAGCATTCCTCCCCATTGTTGACTGTCACAATGCCACACTAGAGGTTCTCCTGCCCAAGCAACCTGAAACCTACCATTCATATCATATCCTTCCCACCCGGTAATCTTTTTACCCATTATCTCTTCAAATCTCTCTTTGAGACCTGGAAATAGATATTGTTCTTTTGATCTTCTACCAATAAACCCTCTTCCAATTCCACCTTCAAAATATTCTATATTCATAGCAAATTTTCTAACTTCATCTGGGTTTTCGTAAAAGTTATCTACGATCCAAGAAGTTCCTTTAGCCTTTGTGAGAGTTGGTGTATATAATGCAGATATTGTAGAGGTAGATTTTTCCTTCGAATATATTTCATTATGTCCCAAAGAAAAATCTTTTTTATATCCGATACTATTCATATACTGTTCATATTTTGAAATGTTTTCAAAATTTTCTAGGACAACAACTTTTGGATTATACTTAATGTGATCAAATCCATCTAATACATCAAGTTCCCACCCCTCAGTATCAATAGAAAGAACATCTACTCGATTTATATCAATTTTTTCCAGTAAAGTATTCAACTTTATAGTCTCAACTTCAATAGTTTCTTGTGTATTGTGAGCGGGAACTCCTTTATACCTAATACCTAAAGAAGAAAAACTAACTCCATCATTTTCTTTTGAATACCAATTATCATTGTTGTAATTGATAATAAAATTACTCTTACCTTCTTTATTTGAGCAAGCATATTCATATACTTCACTACCAGCATCTTTATGCTGTTTTGCAAATTTTGGATTTGGTTCTACGCATATAGTTCTCCATCCACTATCCCTGAAGTGCTTTGAGTTACTTATAAATGTCGGTGGACCTGCTCCAACGTCAACAAAAACTCCAATATAATTCATATCTGGAAAATAATTTTCTCTGATATACTTGTCAGTATCAAATTCACCGTAGTATTTTTTAGAATAAAAGTATTCTCCAATATCTGTAATTTTATTAAAATCAGATCTCATAATGTTAATGGTATTCTGATCAACTAAATCTGGGTGTACCCACCAATCTTCAAAAGTTGAAATGCCATCAACTGATACGTCATTTACGACTAAAACATATCCTCTTTCTTCTAAAAATTCTCTAGATTTCTTTTTACAAGAACGAGTTATGTCAATGTAATCATCGTGCTCATAAGTAATCACCGCAAATTTATACTTATCAAATGGAATTTTGAGCATACATTCATAAGTATTTCTTGCAGGCTCAATATCTAATTGAAGATAATCAATTACATTTTTATTATAATTTTCTTCTAATAATTTAGAATAATCAATCTGCAATGCATTTTGGCATAAGACCTTTATATTAGGTCTTAACAATTCATATGAGGTAGCAAATTCTTTATCAAGTTCAACTGCAACACCAGACCAACCAAAAGTATTCTCTAGAAGAGCTGTGTTATTTCTTTCAAATGGTTTAGATGCTCCTATTTCAAGAAATGTTCCATTTCTCTTTCCATTCAGCATAGTTAAGACAAAAATGTCCTGAAATGCTTGAGCGTGATTTACTGAAATACTTTCAGATCCGTTAAATTTATGTCTTAGGTTATTATAATTTGGCTTTGAATAAAAAACAGCATCTTGTGATTTTGGACCAGAACCTATTCTTGAAATGTTATTTTCGACACTATTCTTAAATCTCTGATCCATAACATCCCAATATTCATCGACTAAGTTCCATAGTAATTTTCTAGACTCTGGACCTTTTCCCCACCACCATCCAGCAACTGCTTTTTGGAAAATGAGCGAATACATTCCAGGATATTCTGGAAGATTAATATCTTCAATATCTGGAGAATAGCACTGTAACCCTAAGTTTGCATAAATGTAGCAGTTCTGCCATTCCGCTTTCCTTTCATACAATAAGGAAAGAAAATAATATGCTTCGGGTCTTTCTGGAATAAAATTAAGAGCATTTTCTAGTAAAATCTTTTCAGTTCCATCTCTAGAACCTTGGGATTTATAACAGAAAGATGCCCTTAATAATGCTTTGTAGGTAAGAATTTCATCATCGGTTCTTTCTGCTGCTCTCAGATAATAAGTATGTGCTGGCGCAGTATGTCCTTGCTTTTCATACCATTGCGCAAGAGCATAATTTTTTTCTCCGTTTTCAGTATCTAATGAAAAATCAATTACTTCCTTCATTGATAAAATCCTCCACAAATGATTTAGAAATTTTTAAAATATACGCAGCATTATCTGAAGCGCCGAATGTAATAAGAAAATTATCTTTATATTCTGCAAGTCCGCAGCAGAACTCAATCTTCATATTTAAAAATGAAAATACTTTAGAAAATCTTTGGTTCTTAAAGTTTTCATCCCAACAAACAAACCTATGACGATAAGTTGCGTCCTTTCTTCCTTGCTCTGAATTGTATAAATCAGTTTCGTGAATTAGCGTTAAATAACCGCCGTTGTATTTGATTACTTGAGATCCACCTCTCATATCCTTTGGCATTGGGGTATGAGAATTAACTTCGAAAACTTCTGTCTGACTTCCATCAATATTGAATTTCATTAAAGCAGTTGGATTTGTCCATTTCATCAGATGGAATGGCATATCTTCAACTGGAGTGCAATTCTTCATACAATACTCGTCATCCGGTGGAGGTCCGGGTATTCTATACCTCAGAACTTCTTTTACTGTTCCTCCATCAAATTCGAGTTCTGAGAGTTCCATTCTCCCAGTTCCTATTGTATCTAAATCTCTTCTTACTCCACAAACATAGATCTTGTTTTCCCAATTGATTAATCTACAATCTTCAAGACCAACAAAATCCCATTGTGGTGGATAAGTATCAAATTTAGAAGTATCTATTTTTGTGTAATAAATTGTATCTAAATTTTCATCCAACTCTGCAATATAATTTGTAGTCCTCAAATGCATATCATTCTCTGGGTGAATGTATGACAGAGGACCCCACAAATGCTCAAACTTGCTTAATTCTGAATGATATAGTGTATAATTTACGTTTCTAATATTTACTAAGATCTTATCATTAACTACAAGAACTGACGGATTTGTAAGAGATGGACCTGAAAGATCTTTAGAATTAATGAGTAGCGGTTTAATAGATCCACCATTATCTAATGCAAGTTTAACAAAATTTGTCATTATAATTTCAAAGCAAAATACTTTAATTTGTTCTATTTATTCAATATTATGAATGCAATATTAATATTACGCCCAGTTTCCTACACTAACAACAGAAGAACTGCCGACCGGATTACAAGTAAAATAACTGTTTGTTGCAACTACCGCTGCTGCTGCAACACCTAAAGATACTTGAGGAACAATAGTTCCAGTTACAGTAATGCGAAAATGTCCCTTAATGAAAGCATATCCAGTACTAGTAGTATTACCAGGAGAAGTTAGTGCAGTATTAGCACCAACATTCCAAGATCCCTGAAGAGTATTAGCTGTAAATGCAGATTTTGTAGCAGAAGCATACCAACCTTCAGTTTTTGTTGCTGTCCCACCAAGAGCAAATCCAAAAGAACCATTAGTACCAGTACTCATAGATGTAAGAGCATAAAAGCACTCAAACTTATATGTACCTACTGGTAGGGTAAGTGCTCCACCAGCAGGACCACCACCACCATCAAAGAGTGGTTGGACGCCAGTTTGGGAAGTTAATGTGTTTGCAGAAGATAAAACAATTAAATGTTCTGTTGGAATTACTCCTCTTGTGCTCGCAGCAGGAGATCCATAAAATGCGGTTCCATCAAATTGAACTTCACCAGAAACAGCAGTTGCTAAAGCTGATGCAGTCAAATCAACTACACCATCTACTAGCAAATTACCATAAACTCTAGTTCCACTTTTTAATTTTGCCATATTGCAACTATCGTTTTTTTAATATTTATGATTAAAAACGATTAAGAATCGTTCTATGAACTTGTTTTATTTCTAGATCACTTAACTGAACATTATAAATCAGAACTTGAGAAGTGTATCCATTCAAATATTCTGGAGAAGCATCAGCAAGTGATGCACCAAACGATACATCAGCACTTGAAGATGTATTAATTGCTGTTGCTCCAAGGGCACGAGTTACATCAGTCAATAAATTT